GTTATCCCAGAAATCAACATTCAGATGGAATCTTCTGCTATTGTAGCTAAAACTAGAAAATTAAAAGCTGTTTGGACTCCTGAGTTTGCTCAAGATCTTAATGCTTACCATGCTCTAGATGCTGAAGCAGAATTAACATCAATCTTAAGTGAGTATATTTCTTTAGAAATTGATCTTGAAATCTTAAGTATGTTAGTAACTTCTGCTGCTGCTGGAACTGAAAACTGGTCGGCTGTTAACAACCAATCAATTGCCTCCGCTGGAGCAATTTCAGATCTTGGATTCTATAATAGTCAAGGACAATGGTTCCAAACACTTGGAACAAAAATCCAAAAACTAAGTAACATTATCCACCAGAAAACATTACGTGGTGGTGCAAACTTCCTAGTTTGTTCTCCAACTGTAGCTACTATCTTGGAATCTATTCCTGGATTTGCTGCTGATTCTGATGGTGATGCTGCTAAAGCTAATTATGCGTTTGGTGTACAAAAAGTAGGGGCTATTAATAGTCGTCAACAAGTATACAAAAACCCATATTTTACTACTAACCAAATTCTTTTAGGATATAGAGGAACACAATTCTTGGAAGCAGGTGCTGTATTTGCTCCTTACATTCCATTAATTATGACTCCACTTGTGTACGATCCAGATACTTTCGTACCAAGAAAAGGTCTATTAACTAGATATGCTAAGAAAATGGTACGTCCAGAATTTTATGGATTAATCAATTGTGCTGGATTAGATACTCTATAATAGAATATTTAATTTATATACTTAAATTAACCCGGTCTTTGACCGGGTTTTTTTATGCTTTCCATATGTATAATAAAATGCGTTATATTCAAACTATATTTATCTCATTATATAACTATATTTACACTACACTGTTTTTTAACGTATTTACTCTGGTTTTATTAAATCAATACATAATTCCTAATTTTATAAATTTATGGCAAGTAAACACCATACGGACGAAGTTTATCGTCCTAAGAGAATCCCTAAAAACCCCATTAAATTTAAACTTCAACTTAATACCGAACAAAAAGAAGCTAAAAAACATATTTTAGATAATACTATAACTCTTTTAGGGGGTGGTGCTGGTAGTGGAAAAACATTATTAGCATGTAATGTAGCATTAGATGGTTTATTAAGAAGAATGTATGATAAAATCATAATTACAAGACCTACAGTATCTAAAGAAGAAATAGGATTTTTACCTGGCGATTTACGAGAAAAAATGGATCCTTGGGTTCAACCTATTTATCAAAATTTCTTTGCCTTATATGATAAAGCTAAAATCGAAAAACTAATAAATGATGGTAAAATTGAAATAGTACCTGTATCATTTATGAGAGGGCGAACATTTATGGATTCTATGATAATAGTAGATGAAGCACAAAATGTAACCCATGAGCAAATGGAAATGATTACTTCACGTATAGGTTTAAGAAGTAAAATGATAATATGTGGTGACGCACATCAAACAGATCTTAAAAAGAAATCAGATTCAGGCTTTAAATTTTTATATACTGCTGCTAGGAAAATTAAAAATTTAGAAGCTATTACTTTAACTACTAACCATAGAAATGAGATAGTAGCTGATTTATTAGAATATTATGATAGTGCAGTTGAAAGGGGAGTAAGTATTACTACTTCTGGTTCATATATTTATAACAGTAAAAATTAACTTCATATTTATAATAAAATAGTACTATGGCAGTTGGACAATTAGAGGTAACTATAAATGAAAGTATAACTTTACCTAATGGTAATAGAGAAGTAGCAACCAATAATGTAACTATAGCAGGAGTAAATCAAATAGTAAGAAGAGTAGATACTATATCTTCATATTGGGAAGGAACTGGTGTAGAAATTTTAAGGTTTGTTGACAATGAAGCTTCACAGGTTGCTGGTTCATTTGTAAGAGACACTGTAAAATATTTAAGATTTACAAATTTAGATAATACTAATTATTTATCTCTTTACCTAATCCAGGATAGCCCAGATGCTCAATCTCCTAATACTGGAAATGTAGGTTCGGGGGATGAAGGTGTATTTAAATTAGATCCTGGAAAATCAATGATGCTTTCTAATGCTCAATTTGAAAGTAGTAATTTCTATGATTATGTAGTAGAGGGGTATGTTGATATAGCTTATTATTCATCTTTTGCTTCTCTATATAGTATAAAAGCAAAGGCAAATACATCAGATATAAAAATAGAGTACTTAGTAGGTTCTTCTTAATATTTATAATAAAATATTTTAAAAAATGGCATTAACTTTTAGAACAGGATCAGGAGGAAAAGGCTCCGCTTTAACCATAGATGAATTAGATAATAATTTTAGACACTTTACAGGATCTCATGATGTATCAGGTTCATTTGAGGTTACCGGAAGCATAGTTTTAACCGGTTCTTTAGATATAGAAGGTAATTTAACCGCCTCTGGTGATATAAGTGCAAGTGGTGCTATAACTTCTACCGGTAATATAACATCAGGTGATAGATTAATAGCTGGTGGTAGAATAATTGGAGGTACTTTAGCAGTAACGGACGAAATTTTTTCAGCTAATATAACATCATCTGCTAATATAAGTGCAAGTGGTAATATTATTACTAATGGAATTACAGTAAATAATGATGGTACAAATGCTTTTATAAATTTCAAAAATGATAATTTTAGAATGTCCGGGGATAGTACTGAAAATGCTATCTTTTCGGGTGGAATAAAAGCTGCATTTAATATAACTGCCTCGGGTAATATAAGCTCAAGTGCTAATGTATCCGGTTTTTCGGGTTCTTTTACAGGTTTAATTCTAACTGCCCCTAATGGTAATCAATTTAAATTTACTACTGATAATTCTGGATTATTATCAATAACTGGTAGTGCAGTATAAATTAAATAATAGTATTTAAATAAAAAAAATTAGGACTCAAATTGAGTCCTTTTTTTTAATATTTATAATAAAACTAGTATATTATGAATATCCCAATATATGACGGTGTCCCACTATGGAACCCTAATGCTACAGCTTTTGGATTTTACAATAATGATGTTGAATTCCAAGAAGATAGTGTTAAAGTATCTAGATTTGCTACTACACGTTTAGGTTACCCCCTAATGGATGTAGAATTACAAACTGGATCCATTTTTACAGCATTTGAAGAATCTATTACTACTTACGGGAATGAACTATATGCTTATTTGATTAGGGAAAATACTTTAGATTTAACTGGATTACCTTATGCTAATTTGGATTTAAGTAAAACAGTAGTAAAACCTAATTTTGAAAATATAGTAAGACTTTCTGAACAATATGGTGAAGAAGCTGGTGTTGGGGGTAATGTAACATTATATAAAGATTTTATACCCTTAACTGCTAGTGTACAAGATTATGATTTAAAAGTTTGGGCTAAAGATAAAGGTATAACCGGAAGTATAGAAATTAAAAGAGTATTTTACCAAGACCCCGTTCCCGCTTCTGCTAGATATTTAGACCCCTATGATGGTTTTGGATTTGGTGGTGTAGCAGCAGCTGGTTTAACAGCATTAGGAGGATTTGGTGGTGGTTATGGATATTTAATGATGCCCCTAAATTATGATATCCAAGTAATACAAGCTATAGAAATGAACACTCAGGTTAGACTTTCAAATTATAGTTTTGAAATTCATAATAATGTAATAAGAGTATTTCCTATCCCAGGTCCAGCAGGAAGTACGGGAGAATTTCCTTTAGGTAATGCTGGTAACTTATGGTTTGAATATATCGAAAGAAATGAAAGAATTTCTAGCAGCATTATACCAGCGGAAGATACTATAACTAATGTATCTAATATGCCCTATCAAAATCCAGTTTATTCCTTAATTAATTCCGTTGGTAGACAATGGATTTTTGAATATACATTAGCTATTTGTAAAGAAATTTTAGGATATGTTCGTGGTAAATATAGCACTGTACCTATCCCAAATGCAGAAATGACTTTAAATCAATCGGATTTATTGGGAGCTGCAACAGCCGAAAAAACGGCTTTACTTGAAAGATTAAGAGCTTATTTTGATGAAACTTCAAGAGCTAACATGTTAGAAAGAAAAGTAAGAGAACAAGATGCGGTACTTAGAGAATTAGATCAAGTACCAAGAGTAATTTATATAGGATAATATGGCAATGTTTGCAAGACAGAGAGATATCTCTCTAATAAGACGTTTAAATAGAGAAGTTATGGGTAATGTAATTACCCAACAATGTGCCTTATATCAATATAAATTAGAAGAAACAAAAGTTAACATTTATGGAGAATCAGCTGCCGAAAAATTCTTTAATGGTCCTTTTCTATTTAACTGTTTAATTGATAGACAAGATGAACAGTTTGGTGAAGATGAAGAAGGAATTCAGTTTGCTCAACCCATAAACTTTTATTTTCTTAGAGATGATTTAGTAGATGCACAAGTGGAACCTGAAGTAGGAGATATTATCCTATATCAGGGGGGTTATTATGGAATAGATGGTACGGTAGCAAATCAATATTTTAGTGGTAAAAACCCTGATTATCCTAATAAAGGATCAGATGGTTCGGCTAACCCATTAAACCCAGATTTGGAATTATTTGGAACTAATTTATCCATTTTATGCTCAACCTATTATATGCCTGCTGATAAAGTAGCTATTTCACCGTTTAAAGAAAGATTTTAATGGCAATAAGAAAACCTATACCTAAATCCCAAAAAGAAATTAGTTTAGATCGTCAAAGACCTACGGATCCACGATATGGTAATCCTAATATTCAATCTAATCCTAATGAAAGTGAAACTGGAATTTCTTTTAACAGATCAGAAAAATTATCTTGGAAAGGAGATAAAACAAAACCCTTTTCTATAGGTATACAAGATTTAGATGAAGCTGTATTTTTTTATTTTCAAAATGTAATACGTCCTTTTGTTTATCAAAATGGTGAAAGAAGAGAAGTACCTATTATTTATGGTTCTCCCGAAAGATGGAAATCATTTCAAAGAGATGGATATTATAGAGATAAAAAAGGTGCTATTATGTTACCTATTATAGTATTAAAAAGGGATACTATTACTAAGGACAGAACTACATATAATAAATTAGATGCTAATAGTCCTAATTTATATGGTACTTTTCAACGTGCATATAATCCTAAAAACTTTTACAATAATTGGGCCGCTATTAATAATAAAATCCCTGCAAAACAATTTTATGCAGTTGCTGTTCCTGATTTTGTAAATTTAGAATATAGTGTTATTGTTCAAACATATTATATGGAACAATTAAATAAAATAATTGAATCATGTGAATATGCTTCGGATGCATATTGGGGTGATCCTGAAAGATTTAAATTTAGAGCCTTTATTGATAGTTTTACTACAGCTACCGAATTAACAGCAGGTAAAGATAGGTTGGTTAGAGGAAATTTTAATGTTAGATTAAGAGGATATATTATACCGGATACAATTCAAAAAGATTTAAATTCTATTTCTAAATATAATTCAAAATCTAAATTTACTATTCAAATGGAAACTACTTATAATGAAGAAATATTTGAAGTAGGAGTTACTAAAACTAGAGATGGTAGAACTAGGAAAGAAAGAGATTACGATGGTACTATAACTACAGTTACAGATGCACCATCAGGTACTGAAATAAAAAATGAACCAGGTACAGGCTTAAAAAGTTAATATATGGCTAGTAATGTAAGATTTATAGATGCCTTAAAAGTTGGACAATTTAAAGGTAATAAAGGTGATCAGGGACCAACTGGATCTGGTTTTCCCTTTACGGGTTCAGCTAGAATAACTGGTAGTTTGGATTTAACTGGTAGTTTAGCTGTAGATGGAAATATTACGGCTTCTGGTAATATAAGCGCAAGTGGAGATATTTTTGCAAGAAATTTAAGCTCTTCAGGAAATTTTAGTTCTAGTGGAGACTTGGAAATAAGAAATCTAACAGCTTCAGGTAATATAAGTGCAAGTGGATTTGTTCAAAGTAATCAAATAAATAGTAATCAAATAACTGGAAGTACTTTAGCTATAGGTACAGACTATAATTCTCTTCCCAATGATCCTGGATATACAGGTATAATTTCAAGATTTGATGGTGGTGTATTTTTTAATATTAAACAAGAAGCTTTAAAGACTTTTGGTATTAATAATTCTGCAGTAGGAGATAGTATTTTACAAATTGATACTGAACCAAATCATTTTTTACTAGACCCAACAGGTGGTAATGAGTTAAAAGTAGGATTAGGAGTTGTATCTCCCTCAGCTTCGTTAGATATAGTAGGGAATATCCAAGCTTCAAGTCACATAACTGCTTCTGGTAATATAAGTGCAAGCGGAACGGGGTCTTTCGAAGGAGGTATAAGAATAGGAGGAACAACCGAAACAACAACAGAAATAGTAGATTCGTTTGGAGAAAAAATATTATTTGCAGAAAATGATTTAACAGTATGTCATAAACATATAAATGCAGGCTTTGGAATATTTGCACGTTCAGCAGCAACAGGTAGACAAATGGGTATCGATGGGTCTTCTACTTGT